GTAAAGAAACCTATAGTGACCTGACACAATTTGAATACATGGAGCGAATGGAGGACCTCGCTATCGAATTTTATAAGACAGGATCTCCAGATCCGTCTGATATCACTACAAAAGTGACAAAAGATACATAAATTTACTTAAAATACTAAAATATGGCAAAATCATCAACAGGTTCATGGGCAGTCGGTGGGGGAATTGAGACAAAACCGAAAAAAACTCGTCAAGGAACTGGAAAACACAGCAAATTCTCGGCAACCTCTCGTAACTCGGCTCGTAAAAAGTACAGAGGGCAAGGAAAATGAGTGAAATAATGTTCGATAAAGAAGAAAAGGTTCAAAGAACACCGAGTCGTATACGAACTCGGTTTCTTTCTGTCCTTTCTTTAGCAATTTCAATGGTTACTTTTGGGTCAGGAGTCTTGGTATTTCTGTATATGAAGAGTCCTGCCTTCGAAAACCAGTTATTAGGGCAAGTTATGAAGAATATGGACTGGATTATTGAAAATGAGTTTGAAAAACAGGTACAAAAACTAAAACCAAGACCTGTACCAGACGAAAATGACCCTAATAAATGGTTTTGGGACTATATTGAGAAGAGAAATAGAGAGCAAATTGAAGAACAGACCCAATGGTATCGGGATAAATAAGTTTTTTAGTACTTTTTTACTAAATAACATTAACAAAACCAAAATTCAACTAAAACTATGGTAATTCGTGTCGATAGGGTTACAAAAATCATGAAAGAAACCTGTAATACCACCAAATTAATTACCGATTATCCAATCGGAAGTGATAAAAAGGTCATTCGTGAGGTCATGCACGATGATGACAATTTTGAAGAGAAAGATATTGATCTAAACGAATAATATTCTCTTGAATTAGGTATAAATAAAGAAGAAAACTCCTGACCAATGGCAATTGAAAGGATATCGAAGGCATTTAAGGACATTAACCTGTCTTTTCAGCGTCATCCGATAACAAAAGACGTTACAGTACTAAAAAATGAGAATGCGATCAAGAGATCTGTAAGAAATATTGTGAATACAATACCTAGAGAGAGGTTTTTTAACCCAACTTTAGGTTCAGATGTTCGTTCAAGTCTTTTTAACTTCGTTGATTATGGTACAGCATCAGTAATTCAGAAGCAAATTCAAATTGCGATTGAAAATTTTGAGCCAAGAGTTGATAACTTACAAGTAAATGTCTTTCCAAGACCAGATTCTAACGAATTTGAGGTAAATGTCCTATTTGATATTGTTGGTCAACAGTTTCCCACCCAAGAGTTCACATTTTTACTAGAGGCAACTAGATAACATGCCTTTTACACAATTTTCCAACCTTGA